TGACTTAGCAAGACACACATAATACTTAGCACTATTATCCACTACGCTAGATATCATGGCATCTAAGGTTTGATATTTGCCTAGCCTGGATCCAGAGAAAGTTAGTGTGTTATTTGCGTATACCCCCGATTTGACAGAGAAACTTTCGCCTGACTCTAAAGACATGTCTACGCTGATGCTATGGCTTCTATTAGGCTGCCAGTCGTTTATCAAACCATGCTCTGTGAAAGTGTTGGCGATAAGTTCTTCTAAAAATTCGCTGGTACAAGGAAGGCGATATACACTGTGATGTATTTTTAACTTCTCTACCAAACCAGGTATAAGAATATTTTTGATTGTATCTAGCACATCTAATTATAACCTATAGCATAGCATAAAGCAAGGTAATGCTATTATTTTAAAAATATTTTAGCATATGATATACTTTAATTTGAGAAAAGAGGATAGTATGAATAAAAATGACTATGAAATAATTGATAATTTTTTAGAAAAAGATGACTTTGATAAAATTAAAAAATGTTTGATGGGTCCATATTTTGATTGGTATTATAATGATTCTGTAATTGATGAAGAAGAAAATGAACTAAACAAGTATCAATTTATTCATAATTTTTATAGAGATCATCGTCTAACATCTAATTATTTTCAAGTTATTGAGCCAATTATTTTAAAAATTAATCCAATAGCCTTGATAAGAATTAAAGCCAACTTAAACCCTAGAACAGAAAATAATTTTGAACATGGCTATCATGTAGATTATGAAAATACGCCACCAAATCAAAGAACTGGTGTATTTTATTTAAACACTAATGATGGTTTTACTTTATTTGAAGATGGAACAAAGGTTGAATCTGTAGAAAATAGATTTGTATCTTTTAAAACTTCTATGAAACATACGGGTAGTACATGCACTAATCAAAAGATTAGAGTAGTAATAAATTTTAACTATATAGTGTAAGCCCACGCAACCAATATCGGGATATTAAGCAAGTATAGATATTACATCCCAGTAGACAATATTTGGCTGCGTAGCAGACATACTATGTCTTATAGTGATTTAGTATTTCTATTTTCGGCTTTGTTAATTCCCGCGGAAATTTAATCTCATATGATGATATAATTTGTTTACAATGATGACAGTAGAAGACTGGGCACGATTAATCCTTACAACGCTTTCAATACTTGCTATTGTCGGCGGAGGAATCCGTTGGCTCGTAAAACATTATTTAAACGAACTTAAGCCGAATTCAGGATCTAGTTTAAAAGACTCTGTTGACCGATTAGAAAAAAAGACTGACCAATTGTTTGATCTTTTGCTTGAACACTTTAAAGATCATTCTAAAAAATAACTCTTTATATATAATATATAAGATATCTTAAAAACCTTATTTGCTAGTTATTCTTTTTCTTTATATTTTTAAGTATACACTTTAATACTCTGGACTTTTACAGTTTACGCAGAAATGATTATAACGATTCTATAACAATTATTTTATACTGCCTGGTTTATAACGTTTTGTTATAATATGTCCTATTTGTCCTAATAGAGTGTTATAATTTTTATGCTGGCGCCTAGATTCTAACCCCCACCCCACTGCGTCTAGGTGTCCAGTTCATGGTATAATTTTTTATGTCAAAAAATAAAAAAGAAAAAATAACAGTTTATTGGTCACCGTGGTCTGTACCAGAAAGAACGGCCAACATGATGTTAATTGACTTTAAGCCAACATCCTTAATGTCAGACATACAAAAAAGAAGAGCAAAAAATCCAATAATTCCACCAACTTTTTCACCTGAAGGTGGTGACTATCAAGCCTGTTCAGCATTACATACTTTTGCTAAAAACATGTTTATACTAAAATCTCCGATAAGTGCAGAAATACAATTAGACGAAAACGGAACAATTATTAAAGATTCTATATTCTCAAACTGGTTTCTTGAAAGAATTTCATCAGTAGAAAACTCCTTTTCTGTTGACTTAGATATTGGGTGGTTGTTTTTTTCAGAAGAGACTCTAAGCGTAGAGATTACGAGTCCATACATGCACAAAACTTTATATCAGGATTATGGCTTTACCCCAGCAGCACAGATGGATATTTCTTCATGGTTTAGACCAGTTCCAGCAATTTTTCAACTATGGGAAAATGTTAAAAAATTTAAAATACAGAAAGACGAACCAATCCTTTATATAAAATTTGATACTGAAAAAGAGATAGAATTTAAAAAATTTGTTATTACTCCAGATATATTTAATACAACACTTGCATGCACAGAGTATAAACGAGTCTTTAACTATCAAAGTCTTGAAAAACTATACAAAATCTTTAACTCAAATGGATTAAGGGATCATTTATTAAAAAAAATTAAAGAAAATCTTATTTAATTTTACTATTATGGTATAATCAATTATTATGTGTGCTCCTACAGTAGAAAAATATGGCGCCTCGCCAGCAAACATTCAATGGACAGTAGTCCGTGGAGACACAGCAACCCTGCTTGTACAGTTTTTAGAGGATGATGAAATAACTCCTTTTGACTGCGACGAATGGACCTTTAGAGCAACTGCCTACGATCCAATGGGAAATGTATTAGATAACCTAACTGTAACTGTTGATGATAATGAGGCAACAATTACGGCTCCCGCATCAGTCACAGAGGACTGGGGCACAGGATATAATCAGGTAGCAGCAGAGTTAAGATTTGACCTTGAGGTAATTATAGAAGGTGGTAGCGGACCAAATGCAGACACAGTTTGGACTCCAGTTATAGGAACCATATGTGTTTTAAGTGATATGACGCCAGGTTTATAATGCCAATAGTAAAAGTTTCAAACCCTACACCACTTCTCCCGCCAGTAATAAAAATTGGCAAAAAAATATTTAAAACTAAAATAAAGTAGTTAGGATAAGTCATGGCTAAAAGCATGAACTTTCCTCAAAAGAAAAAATATCTAGAAACAATACAAGAAGTTAGAACAACTGAGTATATTGCCGTTCCTGGAATTACTGGAGAAAAAGGTGATGCAGGGCCAGCAGGTCCACAAGGAGAACGCGGACCAAAGGGCGATAAAGGCGATAAAGGTGATATTGGTAGACAGGGTCCACAAGGAGAGCGTGGAGAGCCAGGAAGGGCAGGGGATGGATATGATAGCCCATCTGGTCAGTATCCTGGCTGGGCTTATTATGCAAATAAAAGTACGCAAACCTATAGGCTGGGTCCAGAAAGAGGAGAAGATGGTTGGGTAAATTTTTTCTTAGATATAGACGAATCAAAAACCATTCAAACCTATTTACCAAATAAATCTGTTTCCTTATTAAACACAACAGCAAATAACATAAATTTAAAAACCTTAAAGGTTGGGGCTAAAGTAGAAATTAGGTATGATTTTTCTTTAGAAACCTATGCTCCAAATACAGAGGTTTGGATTAGAACTCTTTTACGAGATGAAGACCTCTCACCAATTGGATACGTTGGCTTAGTCAAATATCAATACTCATACGATATCTCATATTGTCAAACCATCTTTATTAATAGCGACAAAATTAAAAACTATGGAGGACAACCTCAAATCAGAACTGACAATGAAAGTTCTTTTATTTTAAAAGGTATCTATGTGTCAGTGTCTTAGTGGTATAATTAAGCAGGAGGACTAATGGCATTTCCAGGCACATATAATTTTAATTACTACCGTGGTGATAGGTATGAATTTGTAATCCGTCCAAAAACTGCAAACGGTGGGGCTTTTGATTTAACAGGATACAGCGCAAACTTTTTTGTTGCTAGTGCAAGAGGAGAAGGTAAAACTCAGTACGAAATGCAGGCCGTTGTTGATGGTTCTGCAGACACTGTAACTTGCACGATCCTACCAGGTGCAGGAGAAGAACTAACTGCTGGAAATTATGTCTATGATGTTCAAATAGATTCTGGTGCAACATTAGTTTATACACTTTTAACGGGGACTGTAACGGTAACAGATGATATTTCTGGAGCAGATGATTCATAATGGTTGATGTATTACTCAATACCGACGATGTTGTTGTTATAGGCCCACCAGAGTCAATTGACTTATTGGTTGACATTGGACCACAAGGAGTTCGTGGTAGCAAATTTATCGTTGGCTCTGGAGAGCCTAATGCGCTAACAGCAAGTGGTGTTTTATTTGGAAATACTTTAATTTTAAATGATATGTATATCAATACTGCCCCAGGAGAAAATTATGGATATATGTATCAATATATTTCTCAGGCTGGTGCAAATACTTGGGTTCAGGTTTTAAAAGTAAGTCCAGCAATCTATTCGGCTGTAGAAACAATTTCATTTACGTCTGGTGCAGCATCAATTACGATCCCAATATCAAATATAGTAACAGTTAGTGGCTCACCACTTACCGCTTCAAATTTCAATATTCAATTCAGAATTGAAGGAGCAAATCCAATTGCATCAGCAATGGAGATTCCTGCTTTAGCGGGGGCTGGAACAAACTTAGTAATAAATTTTGACGCAGTTCAATATAGCGGTGGTACTTGGTCAGCACTTACTGGAAGTAAGACAGTCCATCTATTTATCTCTATAGTTTAACAAAAATGGTATAATCTTTATAGAGGTGACCACATGGCTGTAGAAAATATAGGAAACTTAGTACCAACTAAAATTCCAGCATTAAGTGATGATGCTAATATTCAAGATGCCCTAAAAGCGTATCATTATGGATCTTATGATTTTAATACCGCAGAAACTAATACGGCAAATCTTTTAAATCCATCTATTGCTTACAGCATTACTAATTTACAAACTCAAATTACTACAAAGGCTGCACTAGAAGTTGCAGCAAGGGATATTTCAAGAGCGACAACAACTGCTCCGACTGCAGCAGCATTTACAGCGTTTTCTAATACAATACCAGATGGATATGTTTGGCTAGACACAGACTCGTCCGCAGGGGTTGGATACTATTCAGCAACTTCTGCGTATACAACAACTGCCCCATCAACAAATTTAGCAAATGGCCTTATTTGGATTAAAAAAGGTTCAAGCCCACTTGAAATGTATGTTTATAATGGCGACACTAGTACTTTTAATAGGGTAATCTAGTGCCTACAGTATTTGATTCAGATGGTAAAGCAGCCTACGTATATAATGTAGCAAATGATACATGGTATCAAGTTTCTGGAAAGACCGATATCTCTGGAACATTTGAATGGACGGGACTACATACACACCTATCTAACTTTACAACTGCAGAAGCATCTGTTGCAAAAAAAGGAACAAACAACTTCCTTAATCCAGCAGCCAGAGATGCAGCAATTCCATCCCCTACTGCTGGCACTATATGTTTAATTAGGCAAAATTCTGGCGGTACAACAATAAATGAAATACAAGTTTATATTGGCGGTAGTTGGACAACAGTTCTTCCATCTCCAGTTGGACAAACAGATAAATATCTAAAAAGTGATGGTACAATATCGTTATGGGAAGAAAGCCCAGATGCAATGACTCAAGTAATTTTAATGATGGGAGCCTAAAGTGGCAGTAAGTTATAAGGTCTTAGGTCAAGTAAAACCTACAGCAGACACAGATACAAATCTTTATACAGTACCCAGTGGCGCTGGAAACTATGCAGTTGTATCTTCTTTAGTTGTAACCAATTTGACTGGAGATCTAACAAATATTCGGGTCGCGATTAGACCAGCAGGAGCAACAATAGAAGATAAAAACTATATTATATATAATGGTGGAGTTCCACCATATGCTACTCAGGTTTATACAATTGGAATTACCGCAGCAGCAACAGATATTGTTACAGTTAGAGATTTAAATGGAAAATGTGCGTTTAATTTATTTGGATCGGAGAATTCATAATGGCAATTAATACTAACCCAAGTGCGCCACTAAGACATCTAGCAACCTTTAATTCTAGCGGAACCTTTCTTGCTCCAGCATCAGCAACTATAGCGTTTGTATCAATACATGGCTCTTCTGGTAGCGGTGGAGGCAGTCTCAACGTAGGAAGATATAATATTGGTGGAGTAGGCGGATCAAGCATCATTGCTGGTGCTTTTGTACAAATAACTCCAGCAGGAAATCACACTGTTACAGTCGGTGCAGGTGGTGCAGTCGCTTCCCTTAATGCAGTAGGCACTGCAGGAGGAACTACAAGTTTTGATGGTGCTATCTCTGTAACTGGTGGTGCTGGTGGAGCAAACTCAGGAGGCAGATATGCCACTGGCGCAACTGGTGCACAAGGAACTGCTAGTGGAACAACAACACTTACATCATTAAGTCCAGCAGGAGCAATTATTAGAACTGGAACTATTTCAACTCAAAACACTGGTATTTCAGCAGGCGGTAATGGTGGAATGGGTGGACGATATCAAGGAACTGCTGGTGCTGCTGGACAAGTACACATTTATGTTTAAGGAGACAATATGAAAACTTATGCTGTGTTAGATATTAATTCAAAAGTTGTTAATACTATAGTTGCTAACTCTTTAGATGTTGCAGAGTCTGTAACTAGTTCTTATTGTGTGCAAATTCCACTAGGAACATATGTTGGTATAGGGTTTTTATATTCTGATGGAACATTTACTGCTCCAGTAGTAGAAGAGCCTTCTGAAGAAACCCCTGCTTAATAATTTAATATAAAATAACCCCCAAAGGAGAAATCCAATGGGGGTATTTTATTGATTAATTTTATTGCTTACACGGATATTCGTTGTACCATTCTTGATACCTTTTTCCATTTACGGAACTCCATGAAGACCAGTCTTTTCCACCCCTAGTCATGTGAAGAGCAATTTGTGCGTTGACTACTGGGTTTAACAACTCAGCATTTGAGTCTAACTCAAACTTCTCTCTACGATCTGACCCTAATTCTCCAAGCATATTTATTTGAAATACACCGTAAGAATTATCTCCAGTTTTTACGTTACCATTGAAAGCCAAAGGACGACCATTAGATTCTGCCTTTGCAATAGCACAAGCAGACCTCAAAGTCTTTCCTTCAAACCCTACATGACGTAACATATCAACTAGTTGCTCATCAGTTAAATTATGAGCATTTTCATACTTTTCTAATTTTTTCTCTTTAGAAACCAAAAAGGCCACCTTTTGGGTGGCAGACTTAACGGACTCTTTAATTAGTAAGTTGTTTTCATTCGTTGCATTTGCAGCCCCTGAAAAAACAGTACCACAAATAAC